AATTTTTAAAGATGGATATTATAGAGAAAACTAAGCTTATTGATCCATTATTTTCAAAAGCCATGACTAAAGTAAAAAATCAAACAGAGTTGGCTAGGGCTTTAGATGCTAAGCCAGCAGAAATAACAGGTCTTAAACATGGCTTTAGCTCATACCCGCTTTATTGCAAGATTTTAAAGTTTTTAGATTTGGATAGTAAAGAAGAAACTTTTTGTTGGACGAGAGAAGAATTTAAAAATTTAGCGCCTGAAGATAGGCGGGTGTACTGCTTTGAAGCGGTAAAAGAGCTTGTTAGTGAGTTTGGGAGCCAGATGGCAGTAGCGCAGCGGCTTGGAACTTACCAAAGCAAAGTAAGCGCAGCGGGTAAAGGTGTATGCAGCTATAGCTTTTATTGTGATTTAGTGAGGCTTATACATGAATAATTGGTACACATGGCTTCAGGCCTATGAAAATGGCTTGTATGAGCAATTTAAATATTTTTGGTGTAAAGGTAGGGGTGAAATAATAATGGATTCAGGGGCTAATTTAAGCCATTTAGACCATGAGTATCGGAGCGAGCTATTAGTGAAGCCAGTGAGGGTTGTCAACTAGGTTAATAAAAACTCTGGGTTGTACGGAGTATAAAGGGTGCATGATTCTGATAGCCACTACAACGCCGAATCTGACTGCTAGGAAAGACTGGCGTTTTTATAAGAGGAGATATGGAAAATAAGAAACATAAAGAATTAATAAACTTATTAATTAAATATCAGGAAGTAGTGGAAAGAGCATTTTTATTGAAGTACCAGAAGAATGCAGAGGGTTACAAAGATAAAGGGAACGCATTATATGATTTTGATATTATGGACGGTATTGTAGCAAAAGAAATTATGGATTTTGAAATAGAGCAAAGAGAGAAAAATGAGCAAAAAACAAATTGAGATACTGAAAGACTTGAAAGATGTTTTTGAGAAGCATGATATTAGTTTTGATGCAATCCCAACGCCTCGATTCTTATCTATGTAAAACCAATCGAGCAAGAGCCAAAGCCAAATTTAGAATTATTAGGGAGTGAGGAATGAATAGAATACTACAAATTGGAAGTATATATGGATGTAAAATATTATTAGAAGGCAGTGAAGATAATAATGTTTATATTACAGCATCCATATTACAAAAGATTTTACACAATGGTTTGCAAATGCAGATGATTAATACAGATAGAAGATTTAAAGACGGTGAGGAAGTAACAGTAATGGAGTTTGAATTATGTGAAAAGGATTTACGAAAGGATGAGGATGATGAGTAATATCGGGCTTTACATAATAGAACTAATTGGGCTTTATTTAGCTATTTTAGTGGCTTACGATTTATTTTGGCCAAAGGCAAAGAGAGATGAGCAAGAGTTGTATTATGATGATATTTATAGCTTGCGCGAAAGTGAAAGGCTTGAGCGCTTTTTGGGAAAAAAAAATGATTAGATGGATATTTAAAAATAATAAAAAAGAAAAAGCTTTAGAGCAGATCGCACTTGAAGAAAAGATTTTAAAATTATCACATGAAAATATGATGCTAGAGCTTAAACTTAAAGCTCACCAGGCGCTGCAAAAAGAGCTAGATGAGCAAATAAAAGCGGAAAGGCAGTTTAAGGCTGATTTGAAGTTAATTAAATGAAGTATTTATTATTATGCTTTTTATTTTTAATTGGATGCGGTGGGAGTAGTTCAGGCCAGCCATGCAACGGCAAAGAATGTGCAGTAGGAGTGAGATTAGTTCATATTCAAAGTGAAAAATCATTTAATTATCAAGATGCAGAAAAGATAGTGGCACTAGCAATAGAATTTCTTAACGCTAATACAACACTAGACTTGGTTTATAAAGGTGGTGAATCAATAGCCGATCCTTTTCCTGGAACAGCAACGCTAGAAAATTGGTTAAAAGGAAGTGTTAGATTTAATAAACTTAGATTATTTTTATCAAGAAATAATATCGGTAGTAACTTCAAAAAAAGAGAAATTACTATAATCATTGACCAGCCATTAGTAGATGAAAACGGAGTTATATATACGGCAGGTAGAAGTAATATTTGTAATTTATATAAAAGGGGATTAATTAGCTTAACTTATGCAACACCGTTCACTAATAACGATCCAAATGCAGGAAGTTATGGTAGAACAAAAGAAGAAATGATAGTGCGAAGTGCGAACACAACGACACACGAAATAGCACATGGACTAGGAGCAAGGCATAAGGAATGTGAGGATTTACTTTGTATTATGTTACCCTACTCAACTAGTTTAGTTCACGAAGGATTGTTGGGGTTGTTTTATGTACTTCCAGAAACTAATAGAGAAACAGAAGTTTGCACTAGGAGAGAAACAAGGAGAGAGATTTTGTTTTGCAGACGTAACACAATGACCAGAAAACAACTTAGAAATTGCAAGCGTAAACGCAAGATAAAAAATATTCGTTTAAGGGATGTAAAATTTAAAGAGAATCAATTTAGAAGTATTGAACATGATAATCATATTGGTTGTAATTTAAGGAGGGCATAATGGACTACAAAACAAGCAAATTTTCATTAACCGAAATCGAGCAAAATTTAAGAACAGGTTTAGTTGAATTAATTAGAAGCCATGTTGAAGAACGTGGAATTAGTCGAGAGTCACTAAATAAAGTTTTAGACAGCTTAGAATTTGTTTTAGATGATTCTAGGTTTGAACAAAAAGAATTGTTTTCAGATGATTTGCAATCAACCGAAATCGTATTTGTTAGAGGGATAGTGAAGAGTTCCAAAGTAAGTTAAAGTTAATTAAATGAAAAAAATAGCACCAAAAAATAGCTTTCAGCATCAAACATTTGTGAAAATAACACCAGAAAAAGCACTATTAATAGAAATATTAAGAAGAGCAATTAATGATTTTGTTTGGCATTGTGGGCTAAAAAGAAGCGATGCTAAAACTCATGAGATACAAAGGAGCGCTAGACTTTGGCTTTTTGGCCCTGAAAGTCACCCGCTAACACCCTTTAGCTTTCACTGGATTTGCCAACACTTAGACCAATGCCCCAGGACAATTAGAAAAAGAGTGCTATGCTTGGCAAAAACATTAAAAAAAGAAAAGCACAGTTTAAGTAAACCGCTTACTTGCAAGCGAGTGGATTTGCATGAGCACTTTAAATAACTTTGACAATTAAAAAAGGAACTTATGAGCCAAGGAGAGGAGTATAAACCAACAAAAGAAGATGAGGCACTAATTAGAAAGTATGCTAATGAGGGGATGCCCGCACAATTAATTTGCTATAAACTTGGCAAGTTTACATCCGTTAATACTCTTAAAAAATATTTTGCAAAAGTGTTAGATCAAGCAAAGCTGGTTCAAGAGTATGAAATGGGCAAAAATTTATATACTAGAGGAAAGGAAGGGGATAACACCGCTGCTATTTTTTGGCTTAAGACGCAATGTCCTGATAGATGGAGAGAAACCCAACACATTGTGCAAGAGAATGCGCACAAGTTTATTAGTAATGAAGTTTTAAGTGATGAAATGTTTGAAAAAAAATATTTAATAGATGACGAAGGCAAAAATAAATAGAGATGAGATAGCTTGGAGTCCACAGCCGAAGCAGAAGATTTTGATTGATTGCCCTTATAGGGAGGTGCTTTTTGGAGGGGCGCGCGGCGGGGGAAAAGTAGTGGTATCTTAGGCAAATATGGGATTAAAGCGTTAAGATACCGATACACCAATGCTATTTTTTTTAGAAAAGAACTTCCACAAGCAGATGATTTAATTGAAGATGCTAGAGCTATTTATGAACCGCTTGGTGCTATATGGCGCGACCAGAAAAAAACATTTGAATTTCCAAATGGAAGCAGAGTTAGGTGTAGACCACTTGAAAATGAAAGGGATGCAGAAAAGTATCAAGGACAATCTTTAACAGATTGTGCAGTAGAAGAAGCTGGAAACTATGCAGATCCAAAACCTATAGATAAATTATTTGGTGCTTTACGTTCAAAGCATGGAGTACCTACACAGCTGATTATGACAGCTAACCCAGGTGGTGTTGGGCAATTGTGGATTAAAGAAAGATTTATAGATCCAGCGCCTTTGGGTATGAAAACATTAACCCGCGAGCTTCCAAACGGACAAAAGCATAAGTATATCTACATACCTTCAAGGGTTCAAGATAATCAGATACTACTACAGAATGACCCAAACTATATTAATAATTTATATTTAGTAGGTAGTAAGGAGCTTGTAAAAGCTTGGCTTGAAGGTTCGTGGGATGCAATAGAGGGCGCTTACTTTCCAGAGTTTAGTGTTGATAGACATGTAATAAAACCTTTTAAAATACCAGAAAGATGGAAGCGTTATATAGGCTATGATTGGGGATATTTTAGCGATAGTGCTTGCGTTTGGATAGCTATTAGTGATGGTAGAGATGATAATGGAGAGAAAGTTAAATATCCAAAGGGGAGCGTTATAGTTTATAGAGAGTGGATAGAAAGCAAGCTAAGCAATGAGGATCAAGCAAAAAAGATATTAGAATTATCACAAGGTGAGGAAATAGAAATAAGGGCAGCAGACCCTAGCATCTTTGCAAGTCAGGGCGGGCCAAGTATAGCGCAGCAAATGCAAGATTGCGGGCTAACTTTTCATAAAGCAGACAATGCTAGGGTTGCTGGCTGGTCTCAATTAAGACGGCGCTTAAATCCAGGGGAGGGCCTAACACCTATGATTTATTTTTTTGATGCTTGTACCACTGCTATAGAAGCAGTTGCAGTAGCGCCAGTTTGTAAAAAAAATGCTGAAGATTTAGATACAACATTCCCCAATGACCATGTCTGTTTTAGTGGTTCTACATTAGTAGATACGGCAAATGGACAAATTCCTATAAAAGACCTAGTTAACAAACAATTTAAGGTAAATACTAGATGTGGTTATAAAAATGCCATAGGAGCAAAAACAGGAAGGAAAAGACTTTACAAGGTTGCGCTAAGTAATAAAAAGAGTTTTAATGCTACTATAGATCATCGGATACTTACAGGTATGGGATGGAAAGAAGTAGGTGAATTAAATATTGGAGATAGGTTAATTGAAAGTAATAGAAATATCAGAAACAATACAAGAGTTCGATGGGCTAAGATATTACAAATGCGGTCATTATTTCAGCAGGCAAGTAAAAGGTGTCAAAGGTGGTGTCAGATTACACAGGAAAGTATACGAGCATCATTTTGGGAAAATTCCAGCAGGTATGCATATTCATCACAAGGATGGGAACAGGTTCAACAATCAAATAGAGAATTTAGAAATGGTAAGTGCAAAAGCACATGTGGCCAAGCACATGACAAAAGCAAGAAGGCAACGAACAAGAGAGCATATTTTAGCTCAACAAGACAAAGCAACAGCTTGGCATCGTTCAGAGGAGGGGAGGGCTTGGCATCGGAAACATGCAAGGAAAGTAGCCGACAATATAAAATCTGTAAAAAAAGAATGTTACTGGTGCCAAAAAGAATATTTTACAAAAGCACCAAAGCTTTCAGTATTTTGTCATCAAAATTGCAAAATGCGAGCAAGGACACGAGGGTTATTAGCATCCGACCTAAAGGCATTGATGACGTATTTTGTTTATATGTACCAGAATACAATGAATTTACAATTGAAGGTGGATTAGTAGTTCATAATTGTGATGCATTGCGCTATAGCCTAATGGAAAATCTATACGTTCAAACAGACTACCACAAACCAGAAGAATATGCTACAAAAGGAAGTATAAACATTAGTAATTTAGTTCAAAAACACAAAGCGAAAAACAGAAAGTCTAAAATATAATGCAAAGTTATAAAAAATATACGTTTGGTTATTGGGAAGAGGAGCTAAGAAAGTCCAAAGAAGATAGAGAGCAGTTTGAAAACGATGCAAAGCGCTCAATTAATTTATATAAGAAAAAATACAAGCTAGATGATTGCGCTAGAACTATGGGCATTTGGTGGCAGACTGTAAATACTCTATTACCCGCTTACTTTTCAAAAATACCAAAAGTAGATGTTGAGCTTAGAAAGAAAAGAGGAGGCGAGCTTGAAAGGTTAGCAGCGCTTGCATGGGAAAACTCTATACAATACACGATAGAAGAAGATTTTGACTTTTATTCAGTTGGACACCCAAGTGTTTTACAGTTTATTTTAGCAGGACAAGCGGTCTTATGGGCTAGATATGAAGCAGAGTTTGAAAAAAAGCCATATAAGTATGCTTTAAATGATGAAGATGAGCGTGAAGGTGCGTATGAAGAGAACGGTGTACGCTATATTGAAGAAGAAATAGATGAAGTCACTAGTGAGAAAGCAGTATTAGATTTTATAGGTTATCAGGATTATAGAGAAAGCATAGCGCGAACTGATAATGAGATAAGTTGGAGAGCTAGGCGGGCTTTTATGAGTAGAGAGCAAGTAAGCTCAAAATTTGGTGAAGAAGAGGAAAATAAATTTAATTATAATAGCTATCCAGATGACATTAACGCAAAAGATGTAGAGCAAAAGTATGAGGGGAAAGCAGCAGTTTGGGAAATTTGGTGTAAAGATACAAATAAAGTTTATTTTTTGCATCATGGTAAAGAAAAGTTTTTAAAAGAAAATGGTGTGCCAGTTAGCTTTAATAACTTTTGGCCTTGTGTGGTCTTAAATGCAAACAGTGACCCTGATAGCATTACACCATTTGGTGACTATGTAGAGCTAGAAGATTTAATTTTAGAAGTTGAGCGCTTAACCACTCGAATTCATGCAACACTGCAAGCAATTAGAGCAAACTTTATGTATGATAAGGCTTTAGGTGATAAAATTGAAGATATTTTATCAGATGACTTAAAGGGCATACCAGTTAATAAACCTACAGCAAATAAAACACTAGCAGATAGCATAGAGTTTTTAAATGTAGACCCTTATATAAAAACATTAACAGTATTAACGCAAAGTAGAGAAACAGCACTAAACAAATTATATGAAGCTTGCGGGGTTAGTGATTTAATTAGAGGAAATTCAATTGCAATTAAAACAGCTACAGCTAACCAGCTTGAAGCAAATTACAGTAGTTTAAGATTTTCAGTTAGAAGAAACCAAGTAGCTAGGTTTTTTATTGATGCTATAGAGAAAGTTGCACAAATTGTTGTTTCAAAATTTTCAGATGAGCACCTATATTTAATTTGCTTTGGAGAAGAACTTGCACAAGAAATTCCAGACCCAGCACCGCAAATGATTCAAGGCCCACAAGGGCCTGTGCCAGTGCCAACGCCGCCGATGCCACCCGCAGTAAAATTTCAAGCAATCTTAGAGCTTCTTAGAAGTGATGTTATTAGAAACTTTAAGTTAGATATTGAGTCAGACAGTTTAACACAATTAGACCAGCGTGGAGAGCGCCAAGAGCGTGTGGATGTTATGGCTTCAAGTGGGCAATTCTTACAGCAGCTGCAACAATTAATAGCACAAGCACCAAGCACAGCAGATTATGCTAAGTCAATGTTTAAATTTGTAATTAGAAGTTATGAAGCTGGAAAGGAAATAGAAGGCGATATGATGAAGGCTTTAGACGCTATGGTGCAAGAGCTAATGCAAGCTAAACAACAACAAGCACAAGATCCTAATGCACAAGCTAATATGCAGGCAATGCAAATAGCGCAGATGCAAGCCATGACTGAAGAAAAGAAACTACAAGCAAACTTAACAGTAGAGCAAGCAAAACTAGCAAGTGATGCAGAAGATAGAATGCTAAAAGCACAAGAGCTTGCAGTTAAAGCAGAGGAAGCTAGGCAAGATCATGCAGTTGAGTTAGGCAAGCTTCAGATAGAATTTGCCAAGCTAAAAATTACAGAAGAGGACAAGGCAGCAAACATTCAATTAAAAGCAATGAGTGAGGCTTTTGACCAAGATTTAAAAACAGCATACTTAAGACTTGATGAGTTTGGAACGGTAGCAAAAGAGAACGAAAAGCTAATAGAAGAAAAAAGGCTAGCGGGTAAAGAGAGAATAGAAAATTTAAAATTTGCAATTAGTAGCATGAAGGATGTAAATAGAGCAGACACTACAGTTGAGCGACGTATGAATGATAATTTTATTCAATAAAAAATATGGGCCAAAGATACAAATACAGTAAAGTTTTA